AACTATAGGTACATCTTACACATTCCCTACAGGATATAATTCTGTAGAAGCTGGGGATATTACTATCTCTGGTGGTGTAACAGTTACAGTTCCTTCTACATCAAGATGGGTGATAGTATGAGTACAATTATAAATGCAACTACCACTAATGGTGTAGTGATACAACCTGACAATAGTGGCTCATTAGTATTACAAACTAATAGTGGCACTACAGCATTAACTATAGATACATCACAGAATATAACTACTACTAATAAATTAGCTTCAGCTTCAATGCCAATAGGAAGCGTGTTGCAAGTAGTAAGTGCGTCAAAATCTGATACATTTTCAACATCTTCTACTTCATTTACTGATATTACTGGACTTAGTTTATCAATTACACCAAAATTTACAACAAGTAAAATTTTAGTTTTTATGGCAGTTCAAGTATCTACTAACGGACTTGATGCTCCTATGGTGCAAATAGTAAGAAATTCAACAGCAATAGGAATTGGAGATGCTCGTGGCTCTAGAACAAGAAATACATCACAAGGTATTTTTAGTTCAAACAGCGTTTCTTCTTTAACAGGAATTACGTTGGACTCACCAAGTACAACATCTGCAACTACTTATAAACTACAAACTAGGATTGATAGTTCAACAGCTTATATTAATACACAAAGTGCTACTGGAGATGGAACTTATCATGGAACAAACTATTCAACAATCATGGTGATGGAGGTTGCAGCATGATGAACCATAAAGCTATATACAAATTATACTCACAAGTAGTCACCATAGATGATACAGAAGGTGCGTTTGATAAAGACGGTAATAAAGTAGAAATAGACTTATCACTTGTTGACGCTTGGGTAGACCCAGAAGCGTATAAAAACTTACGTTCTAAAGAATATCCACTTATTACAGACTACATAGACGGTATTGTTAAAGGTGATAACGCACAAGTCCAAGCATATATAGACGCTTGTCTAGCAGTAAAAGCTAAATATCCAAAGGGTAATAACTAATGGCTAACCTTATACTTAACGGTTCTACATCTGGTAGCGTTACATTATCCTCTCCAGCAGTATCAGGCACAACTACGCTAACATTGCCTACTACAAGTGGGACTGTGTTGACAAGTGCAAGTAATACTAACTTCCCTGCTGGAAGTGTATTGCAAGTGGTAAGTGTAAATAATAAACAAGCAACAACAACAACTGGCAATACTTATGTTGCATCTACTTTAGCTGCTTCAATTACCCCAACATCATCAGCAAACAAAATACTAATTTTTGGTCATTTTTATTACAGAACAAGTGCAAGCGCTGTATCAGCTGTTACAACAATCTATAGAAATGCAACTGATTTAACTTCTGGTACGATTGGTCTTTGCTACAATTATGCAGCTTCTACTGCGGTAGAAATGACTACTCCATTTACTATTTTAGATTCTCCAGCAACAACATCAAGCACAACTTATACTCTTTATTTTAAAAGGTCAGATAATGCTGGAACTGCTTATATTGGAAATGGTAACATGGATTCTGTAATTACACTTATGGAGATTAAAGGATAATGGATAAACATTCAGCCATATACAAACTTTATCCTAATGTAATCACTATTCGTGGTGATGTTGCATACGATAAAGATGAACAAGAAGTTACATACGATAACAATGCTATAGACGCTTTAGTAGCATCTGAAACATACAAAGAACTACGAGCTAAAGAATATCCAGCTATTGCTGACCAACTAGACTACATCTACCATAACGGTATAGACGCATGGAAAACAGACATGATTGACCCTGTAAAAACTAAATATCCTAAAGGAACAATATAATGCCGGTCGTGCTTTCAGGAACAAATGGAGTCACATTCCCAGACAGTAGTCTACAAGCTGCTGCAGCGTCACCTTATGTGCTAAAGAACCGTATTATAAATGGGGATATGGTAATTGACCAAAGAAATGCTGGTGCTAGTGGAACCAGTGGTGGATATACGGTTGATAGATGGGCATATCAAGCAAGTCAAGCATCTAAATTAACTTGGCAACAAAACGCTGGTTCTGTAACACCGCCAGTAGGCTTTACAAACTACCTTGGATATACTACAACAACTGCATTTTCAATAGGTTCAGGTGATTTCTTTTGGAATTATCAAGTAATTGAAGGTTACAACATTGCTGACCTTGCTTGGGGTACTGCTAACGCTAAAACTGTAACATTGTCGTTTCAAGTGTATTCAAGTCTTACTGGAACTTTTGGTGGAGCATTACAAAATAATGCACAAAATCGTTCTTATCCATTTAGTTATTCTATTCCTGTAGCTAATACTTGGACTACTGTTTCAGTTACCATTGCTGGCGATACAACTGGAACATGGACAACAACTAATACTGCTGGATTGCGTGTTTATTTTGGACTAGGTGTTGGTTCTACTTATAGCGGAACGGCTGGTTCTTGGTCAGGCTCTACATTTTATTCAGCAACAGGAGCAACATCAGTAGTAGGCACTAGCGGAGCTACCTTCTACATCACTGGTGTTCAACTAGAACAAAACACATCAGCAACACCGTTTGAACGCAGACTTTATAATCAGGAATTGGCTAATTGCCAACGGTATTACTTTAAAAATAAAGCAGTTAATGTTGATTCACTTTTTGGGTCTGGGTTTAATGAGAGTACAACTGTTGCATATGGAATGTCATACTTTCCAGTTCCTATGAGAACAAACCCAACAGCTCTTGAACAAACTGGAACAGCATCAGACTACAGAATAAGAACTACTGGAGCAACAAATACAACTTGCAATGGTGTTCCTGCACTTATTGGAGCATCAACACAAATAGCATGGGTACAATATCCAGTAGCATCAGGTTTAACTGCTGGTCAAGGAAGTTTACCAAGAGCAAATGCTGATGCAGCTTTTTTAGCTTGGAGTGCTGAACTATGATTTATAAAATACATTCAATTAATGATGCTGGTCAAACAATATATGCTCGTATAGATGATGATGGATTATGTAGATTAACTTGCACAGAAGATTATCCAGAATTTAAAGCGTGGATTGAACTAGGCAATACACCTTTACCAGCAGACGAATAAGGAGCAATAAATGTTTGGCATTTCAGCCTTTTCCCAAGCACCTTTTAGCTCGTTAGCAGGTAGAACATTAGAAGCTGCAGCACAGATAACAGCAGACGCAACCGTATCTGCATCAGGAACACGCTTTAGAACATCTGCAGCAAGCATTACAGCTACTGCAACCATCACAGTTACAACAAGTGGTGCATTAGTATTTGGCACAGCATCTATAAACGGCTTTGCAGACGTATCTGCATTAGCTACAAGAACACAGTTTGGTAGTGGTGCAATATTAGGAACAGCTACAGTATCTGCTACTGGCGGTTCTATAGCACTAGCGTCAGCAAGCATCACAGCAACAGGTACAGTCACAGCATTAGGTTCATTAGTAAACTCTGGTAATGCTTCCATTACAGGCAATGCTTCAGTCGCAGTAACCTATAACAGAATTAGACTAGATAGTGGTTCTATCACAGGAACTGCTACAGTCACAGCACTTGGTGGCTACATTATATCAGCTCATGCAGATATAGATGCTTTTGCTACTGTTACAGCAAGCCCTAACGCTACATGGGCAGGTTTTGCTTATGTAGAAGGTGTAGGCACAGTCACCGCTAAAGGCTATATACAAGGTGAAGAATGGACACCTACTGCATTTAGCACAGATACATGGACACCGGTATCAGCAAGTTCAGATACATGGACAACAATTTCACCATCATCAGATACATGGTTAAGACAAGGATAAAAAATGGCAAAAACCAAAATTTCAGAATTTAGCGCAACAGCAGCAGACAATACAGATATAACTAATATCAATATTGCTGAAGGTTGTTCACCAGCTAACGTAAACAATGCTATTCGTAGCTTAATGTCGGTCTTAAAAAACTTTGAAGACGGTTCTAGTGGCGATAACGTAGTTGTAGGTGGTAACTTATCTGTTACTGGCACTACAACACTTGTAGGAACAGCTATAGCTCCTACACCATCACCAGGTGATAACTCTACTAAAATTGCTACGACTGCTTTTGTACAAACTAAAGTAGGCACATTAGGTACAATGTCCACACAAAATGCTACAGCAGTAGCTATTACAGGTGGCACTATTACAGGTGTAACAGGCACAACTGCGGCTGCAGCTACAAATAATACAGCATTGGCTACTAACGCTTTTGTTCAACAAGAAATTACATCAGGTACAGCAGCACCTTATGCTACATCAACTGTCAAAGGCGTAGTGAGAATTAGCGTATCAGGTACAACACTTAATATCTTTACGACTGCTTAATTATGCCTATTATTGTAAATGGTACAACAATTAATGATTACTCTCCAGGAGTAAGTGTTAATGGTACAGCTATGCAAGAAGTTAATATTAATGGTACTAGAGTATGGACAAGATACCCATATCCTATAGGCACTACAATATTTACATATAGTTGGAACGCAGGAGATAATATTAATAACTTTATTACATCAATATACGCCACATACCCATTGGCTTTTGCTGGAGCACCATTCTACACTAAAGGTAGCGGTGCTCCTGATTCTGATTTGCGATTTACACTAGCATCAGGATTTCAAGTATCTTCAGCTACCAATTCTGAAAGAGGAACTGACCCAGATGGTGCTGGTGCTGGAAACTTTGGAGGCTTGTGGCAACTTGGTGCTTACCGAACGTTTACTGGAATTATTGGAATAACCTTCCCACTATCTCCATCTACATTTGGTAATGGTTCAACTTCGTTTACTGTAAAATATATAGGTAACTAAATGCCAACACAACGCATACAATTTAAAGACTGGTTACCTGACCAACCATCTATACTAGACACAGTATCAGAAGCTAATAACGTCATTCCTTTAGCTATAGGATATGGTCCATTTAAGTCAGCAGTAACATTTTCAGGAACAGCTACAGAAGACTTAAATAATTGCTTTGCTGCTAAACTAGACAATGACGTATTTATCTTTGCTGGTGGTGCTACTAAACTATTTAAAGTAGACAATACTGACTTATCTCTAGTAGACGAGTCTAAAGCAGGTGGATATACAGGTATTAATAGATGGCAATTCTTACAGTTTGGTAGTCTTGCACTAGCCTCTAATGGTTCTGAAAAAATACAAGCGTATGACGTAAACAGTTCTACAGCTTTTGCAGATGCAAGCTCAGATGCACCTATCGCTAAATACATTACAGCAGTTCGTGACTTTGTAGTTGCAGCTAATATTGGTGCAGGGACTACTCCTAACAAAGTGCAATGGTCAGGTATCAATGATGCAAGCACTTGGACTACAACAGCGACTTCACAAAGTGACTTCCAGTTACTCCCTGACGGTGGTGACATTACAGGTATCGTAGGTGGTGAGTTTGGTATTGTATTCTTAGAAAAAGCTATTGTCAGAATGTCATATATAGGCTCACCGCTTATATTCCAATTTGACACAATTTCTCGTAATGTAGGATGTATAGAAGGTAACTCTATTGCACAATACTCTGGCACAGCTTACTTCTTATCAGATGACGGTTTTTATGCTACCAATGGTCAAACACTAAATGGTATAGGTTCTGAAAAGGTAGATAGATACTTCTTTAACAACGCTAACATTGGTGACATTGACTCTATATCAGCAGCAGTAGACCCTGAACGTAATTTAGTTATTTGGAATTATGCTAACGTATCCGGTGGTCGTTCACTACTTATCTATAACTTTGAAACACAAAAGTGGTGTGAAGCAGATACAGATGTAGACTATTTATCTACACTAGCTACTTCAGGTACAACATTAGATGGTCTTGACTCTGCTTACAATGTAACAGCAGGTGCATTTGTAGCTACAAAACAATATACTATTAGAACAGTAGGCTCAACAGACTTTACTCTTATAGGTGCAGTAGCAAATACAGTAGGTGTATTATTTACAGCTACAGGTGCAGGTTCAGGTACAGGTGTAGCCGTAGATATGGCAGCATCCGCAGCAGCACTCAAAACTGTAGACACTCTTGTAACGACACTAGACGATAGACTATATAAAGGCGGTAAGTTCTTATTTGGTGGTGTTCGTGATACTAGAATTATCACATTCACAGGAACTAACGCTACAGGTTCTATCATTACTAATGACCTAGAATACGGTTATAACTCTGTGCTTACCCTTATTAGACCTTCTGTAGATAATGGCTCTGCAAGCGTTTCTGTGGCTTCTAGACGTATGTTAAATGACACTATTACTTATGGTGCTACAGTCACAGCAACAGAAGAAGATAGATGTTCTGTAAGAAGTGCAGGTCGTTATCATAGAATAGCTTTAACACCTACAGGAGCTAACTGGTCATCTGCTATTGGTCTGGATATAGATTACTCTGAACAAGGAACGAGATAATGGCTCGTGATATGTACCGTAAACTACCTTGGACAGGTGGAGATGCTAGAAGTGTAGCTGAAATTGTAAATAACCTTGTAGAAGGTAAGTCTAACAATACAGGTGATATTACTTTAGTAGCAGGTGGTGCTTCATCTACAACTATTTATGATGAACGTATAGGTTATAACTCTTATATTGGGCTAGAACCTAAAACACAAACTTCAGCTAGTACATACTTCCCATACGGTGCGTTTCAAGATACAACAGACCAAAGTTTAGCAACTATTACAGCTACAGGCAATATTACACTTGATACTACAGACTACTCTTTAGGCACAAGTTTAGTAGATGGATACAAAGTAAAAGTAGACTATTCTGGTCTTTATAATGTTCAGTTTAGTATTCAACTTGCTAATGATGATTCACAAATACAAGACGTAGATATATGGTTTAAAAAGAATGGTTCAGATGTTGCAGGTTCTAACAGTAAGTTTTCTGTAGATAGTAAACATGGTAGCGTTAAAGGTCATGTTA